GGATAGCTCCCCCTCGCCTTTATGCAGCGAGGGGGAGCCGAGAGCTTCATTCATTCATGAGTCTTTTTAATTTCGCCAAGATTTTTATCTTTCGGTCGTGAATGGTCCGCTGTGGAACACCAGTTTCGTAGACTTTGTTGATGGTTTTCTTGCCCACCGTGCCAAGCCGGGTCAGCAGCTCCGACACATCGGCGGGGGTGAAAAACTCGCCGCCGGATTTGCCCGCATTGGAGGCGTACATGGTCATTAAGTATTCATAGGCATCGCCAAAAGCGTCGATGTCATGATCTTTCACAGAACCGAGATTCATGGCGGCAATACCATCGAGCAGTTTAGTCAGGCGCTCATTGCGCTTTGCTACCGTACTGCCCAGCTTATTGCTGTTTACATCAAAATCATCAAACAACCCTGCAAAGCTGTTTTCAGAGGCACTGCCTTGGGCAGATGCTTCGATATGGCTAAACACTTCTTCCAGCTTTTCGTTGAGCAGCTTTTCTTTTCCGTTGGGATAAGTCCAGCCCTCTCCGGTAGCGGCTCTGGCTCTCACGTTGCAAAATAGCTCGCTGGGCAGAATAAAGAATCCCTTTTCCTGCACCAAGCCGGCGCGGGCTTCCTCCGCTTGCGCATCCTTCAGTTTAGCATAGTCAAAACCGGTATTTCCGGCTTCAATCTCACCGTCATTAATATAGGCAGTTAGATTTTCCGAAATATAGCGGTAAAACATCGTTCCAAGTACATAGTTCTTAAAATCCCAGCCATCTACAGCACCACGCAGCTCGTCGGCAATCGCCCAAATGGCGCGATGGAGCTCATCCCGCTCCTGCTCTTTCTTAATATCAGCCATTGTCTTTTACCTCCGAATTATTTTTGTCTGCATCTGCACTTGCGCCGCTTTCAATCCAAGCGTCAACTTCAGACACCCGGAATTTATACAAGCGCCCAACTCTATGGAATGGAATCGTGTCCTTTTTGACCCAAGATCGGATGGTATCCTTACTGCAGCCAACGTGCTTTGAAATTTCTTCGAGGCTAAGCCAACGTTCTACAGCATTTACTTTACTATCTTTCATGTCCAATAAAACTCCCTTTCTGAGAATCAGGTGCTATATTTTCTTGTCAATTCTTCATAATATTCTTTTATCTTGCAAAAGGCTTTCCACACATCTTCTTCTGGTGTTTTCAAGACATTGATTAAGTCGGTGTAATTTTCGGGGGCTTCAAGCACTTTGTTAAAATCGACCGTGTATTCGCATCCAAAGCAGACAAGCTGTCTTTCGCTATCACGGACATAGTTTTCAACTGCGTGTGTTCTCTCGTAAGCTTGTAAATCCCGAGATTCCTGAGGTAACAATCTGCGAGGGATGATTTTATTTTTTCCGTCAGCCGGATCCAAATAAAGCTCACCATATATCCCGGCAGTCATGAACTCAGGATAATCAAGTGCTCGCTCAAAGATTGCCAAGCCCAATAGGCAAGGGATGTTCAACTTTCGTAGCAACATTGAAAAAACGAGGCTAGATGGTTCTGTAACGGTGGGCTTTGGTGAAGCCCATTCGGAGCTTTCCTTTGTTGCATATACTGCCACACGGTCAAGATCAATCATCTGATATTCCAGATCGCGGTACCCATATCGCAGGAAAGTTATAAACTGTACGTATTCATCTTTGCCTTGAAAAATATTCTCCAAAAACGGCTTTAGAAAATACCGTTCATATTTTTCCGGTGTAAACTCATTTAGCATTTCAAATGCGTCGAGCCCATCAAACTCCGTTTCCGCGGTATCCCAAAGGCTTTGTCCAAGGGCAACCAATTCTTCGGGATCCGCATGATAATAGTACCTTGCAAACAGATACTCTTGAAAGCCGGGGTCGATATACAGGAGTTTCGTATCTTGCTCATACATCATACACGCTGTTGCACAGGCATCATGTATAAAACTCTTACTGGTCATGGCTTTGGGATTTTCAATTCCGTTCTTCGTAGTCAGGTTTTCAAAGTAATTTTCAAATGTGTCTGGATCAAACTCTGTTTCGTGCTTCATATATGTGGTGGCGCATAGTTCCGAAAATACTTTTGTAAACTCATCGGCATTTTGAGCACTTCTAAAAACTCTTGAATAGCCTTCCTTTTCCTCGTCGTGTCCATATACAATTGCATCGTATACGGCTCTGTAAAAGCGTCTCTTTTCCCCATCAAAGGATTCTACAATAGGGTACTTCATAATAACAAAGGTCAGTAGCATGGGGTTTGAAGCAAACACCTTGTGCCTTTGAAGGAAATCGCCCTCAGTGTAATTTTTTATACTTTCGATACTGGCTTCGTCGTCATAACCATTTAAGAGGTTATCAATTAAAGCCGTTGACTGCTCCTTTGTGAAGGGGTGAAGGTACATTCGTGAGAATCCAGTGATGCCTTTTAATAACCCGCATTCCCTAGAGGCCACGATATACTGATTATATGGGTACCTATCAACAAGCTCGGTTAATTTCCGCTGAAATGCTTTTTCATCGGACGGGTCAATCTCATCTGCGCCGTCCATTAGAATTTGGCATTTGCCTGATATCATTAGCTCCTCGACTTTTTTGCCGATTAAGTTTTCATCATATATACTTGCTGTCTTTATTATGTAATCATTCAGCAGATCGTTGCTGCTGCTAAAGTCGCGAAGTTCAATTATGATTGGAAAACGGCCAGTTTGTGCGTGCTTATGAGCTGATTCGAGGAACAAATGCTGCAGCAGCATTGTTTTCCCCATTCCGCCGTTTGCAACGAGAATAACTCTCTTTGAATAAGCCTCCAGTGAATCGAGGGTCGCGTCAAGAATAATTTTTTCTTGAGTTCGGCTATGTCGATTCCTAGTAGCGGAAAGCCGGCTGCTTAGTTTATTACAAACATATATATCGTCGATCAACCGCTCTTCTCCATCCGAGAAGGGCGTTTTTATTTTCTCGTATTTAGCAATTGTCCGTGCTACGTACTCGGGGAAAGAAACGATATGTGCCTCAGGCTTGTAGAAACTCTTCGCTTCGGCTGCGGTCTCCCCACTCCCTTGTGCGATTGCGTAAAACAGTTTTGCCAGTGCAAAGGCAAAGAGGCGCTTATCAGGAGTTTCTCCGGTTCTCAATTCAAGTCCGAAGCGGTGCATGACATTGCTCAGGACACTGTCATTCAAGTCCTTCGAAGTGCAGTCAATAAAACCATCTTCGTCAAAATGCGAAACAACAGTACCCCAAATAATGCCTTCTGGTTTCCGTGTTCCTTCAAACCACTTTCCATATGTGCTACCTGAAGTTGGCAGAAGACCATAGTATTCCTCCAACAGGGCTGCCTTGAAGAAGTATTCTGGAATCTTTTCTTTAGACTTGTTCCCAAGGATGCCGCCAGAGCTCCGACCCATATAGAAATTGGAGAAAAAATCCTTGAAATTCATGCCAGCATCCCTCTCAAATCTGCTGATTTTCTGTACCCGTCCGAATTGTCCGAGTTATGTCCGAATTCGTCCGAATAAAGTCCCGATCACAGTCGGTGAAGGCAGGAATAAAACTCTCTATAATCAGCTTGTAAGGTTGGACAAGCCCCTATGCGCGCCACAAGCAGAACGGAACTTTCCCTAAATCCAATTTACTACGACTCATTTCCACTAAATCACACTTTATTATACAAAAGTTCTGTTTGATTTACAATACCCAATCCCTGAGCGAGGGGATCAAATTATCCGCAGGAGCCGCGGATTATACGGCTCTGACAATATATCACATCGCTGAGTGGCCATGAAGCGGTGGAGGTTACATAGAGGTTTCGTGAGCGGTGATAACGACCGCCGTCGAAGCTCCGATGTGCCACCACCTTAGTTTCGTGCGCTCATTTTCGGCGAAGCGGGGTCTGTGTCCATCGGATGCAGCCCCTTTTTGTTTCCTCCACCGCCTACCCTCGGCGGCAAATCACAGGAGGAAACATTATGAAAACCCACGACAATCAATCCAACGAACGCGCAATCTACCTCAAGGACCTGCACCAGTGGGTGCCGGTCAGCAAGACCGATTTTGATAATTACTATCGCGATATCACCACCTATCGCCGCCGCCAGCAGGAACATGGCCGCTGCGTCTGCCCGGCAAGCAAGCGCTACCTCTGTGACATGGACTGCGGTTGCTGCCGCTTCCATAAGGCCGGCGACGAGCTCTCCCTCGACTACACAGTATCAGACGAGGACGGCAACGAGAAAAGCTGGCTCGACGATGTTGAGGATGATAGACCATCCATCCAGTCGGTGATGGAGGACCAGGATCTGCTGAATGTGCTTCACGCTCGTTTGAACGAGCTCGACCCTGACGGCCGCCTCATCTGTGAACTCATCATGCAGGGCTGCCCAGAGCGCACCGCAGCAGAGAAGCTCGGCCTCTCCCGAAACACCTATACCTATAGAAGGGACAAGCTCCTCGTGCTCCTGCGGGAATCCCTCCGGCACTACATCTAATAACCATTTGCCCTTCGGCTGCAGCATGCGGCTGAAGGGCAAAAACTTTTTTTCTGAGCTTTTCGGCCAAACGGCACTTCGACCTCCATTGGGTAGTGGAAAGAGCAAAAACGACAACCGCTCCTTCCAAGGAGGTGAACGAAATGTACGAAACCAATACCCGGACCATCGCTGCAGACGAGGAGCTCATTGAAGTTCTGACCGCGATCAGCGTCGTGTCCAAACGTCTGGCAAGAAAACTGACCGCACTTGCCAACCAGAGTCAACACATGGAAGGAGGAAAAGCAGATGAGCAAAATGAGCGATATGGCTGCAACTATCGAAGAACTGCGCAATGCCGCTGCCGCTATTAACGACGCGGCGAGCTGGCTGGCTGAGACCTTCAGCACTACGGAACCGGCCGAAGAAGCACCAATGACGGATCCGGTACTGACGCTTGAAGAAGTGAGAGCCGTTCTCGCGGAGAAATCCCGCAAGGGCCACACCGCTGAGATTCGCTCGCTGCTTCAAAAGTACGGTGCAGATAAACTTTCGAAGATTGATCCCGCGAACTACAAGGCGCTGCTTGCCGATGCGGAGGTACTGAAAGATGCCACCTAAAGGACATGCAGTTCTCTCTGCATCAAGCTCCGATCGCTGGCTGCACTGTCCACCTTCCGCCCGGCTCTGTGAAAGCTACGCGGACAAGGGTAGTGATTACGCTGCCGAAGGAACCGATGCCCACGCGCTATGCGAATACAAGCTGCGTAAGGCGCTGGGGCTTCCAGCCGAGGACCCGACCGAAAACCTGACCTGGTTCAATGAGGAAATGAATGACTGTGCCACTGGCTACGCCGCTTATGTGCTCGAACAGGTCGAGGCCGCCAAGCAAATCTGCGCCGATCCGGTAGTGCTCATCGAACAGCGCGTTGATTTCTCCTGCTGGGTGGATGGTGGCTTCGGAACGGCAGATGCACTCATCATCGCGGACGGCACACTCAAAATCTGCGATTACAAGCATGGGCTTGGCGTACTCGTCCGGGCGGAGAAGAATCCGCAACTCATGTGCTACGCCCTCGGAGCGCTGGAGCTGTTCGACAAAATCTACGACATCGACACGGTCAGCATGACCATCTACCAGCCGCGCCGGGACAACATCAGCAACTTCGAAATGTTAAAAGACGACCTGTACCGCTGGGCTGACGAGGTGCTGAAGCCCACCGCCGAACTCGCGTTTGCTGGCGACGGCAACTTCCTCTGCGGCGAATGGTGCGGTTTCTGCAAAGCTAAGACCGACTGCCGTGCCCGCGCCGAAGCGAATCTGGAACTTGCCCGGTACGAGTTTAAGCTCCCGCCGCTCCTCACGGATAAGGATATTGAGGACATTCTCGCCAAGGTGGACGAGCTCGTCTCGTGGGCATCCGACATCAAGGAATACGCCCTACGGCAGGCGATCAGCGGCAAGGAATGGTCCGGCTGGAAGCTGGTCGAAGGCCGGTCCAACCGGAAGTATGTAAACGACACGGTCGTCGCCGAGGTGGTTGAACATGCGGGCTATGACCCGTATGAACGCAAGGTGCTCGGTGTCACCGCCATGCAAAAGCTGCTCGGAAAGTCCCGCTTTGATGAGCTTCTGAGCCCCTACATCGAAAAGCCGCAAGGCAAAC